CTGGCGGATTGCTGCGTGGGCTTTGATTACTAAACCCATATCCTTCAAGAATCTGAATGTCCGTCTGACTTGCATTAGTACTTCTGTTGCCTCCACTTGCATCTGGGTATATGTAAATCTTATTCATAGGGTATCTGGCTTTGATCTCTTGGGCAATGCTATCTGTATCGTGACTACCACTAATCTCATCAAATATTAACAATTTTTGATTTTGTACAATACCGATCACGCAGTTCATGTTCGATATATTGAAATCCAAGCCGATTCTTAAGGGTTCAAGGCCAATATCAGGTTTGACAGTAGTAACATTATTCTCTCTGGAAAAGCGATCATATACCTGACCTGTAGTTAGATTGATAAACTCGCCATTAAGGTAAGCTTGCAACATTGATGGATCATAGTTGCTTTGCATACGTTCAATAAAGTCACTAGGCAAATGTGGGTTGTCCTGAGTCCTCATCTTGATTAACTGCCTATCGGTTCTCTCCTTTGCTTCATCTGTACCAAAGGTGTTGTATAGCCATCTGAATCCTTCTGGTGTACTTGCTGCACAAAACTGGCGAACATTACCAGCCCTTAACCTACCTAGTATTTTTGGGAAGGCTTTATCTGCTATAGCTGGGCTAACAACGTCTATTTCATCAACTAATACGTGCGATAAATTTAAACCTATAATCCTCGACCAGTTCTCGAAGCTGCGGCATAATAACTTGCTGTCACCTTCCTTAAAATGCAAAGTGTATTCTGGTAGTGGACTAGCTCTAAATGTATATGGAATCTCATACTGCTCAAGGAACATTTCAAAGTCTGTTTGCCAAATGTCTCTTATCAATGGGGCAGTTGGTTCCATAACAGCACCAATAAATCCAATATTCATAGCAGCCAGCTTGACTGCCATACTGCACAACGCCCTAGTTTTCCCTGCTCCGTACCCTGCACTAAGTCCTACTATCTCATTCTGGTTATCAAAGAACTGTTGCTGTGGTGGGTGTAAGTCAGCCCTGATCCTATCTAATAACTCATCAGTATCAATGTCAGTGTAATGACTGCCTATGTGATCTAATACAGATCCTTCTCTACTTAAAATGCTCAAGACATCACCTGACCGACCTTTGCCATTGAATTAATACAGCCTAAAGCAACCGTAAGCTGCCCTGATTTCCTAGCCTCTTTTGCCAGTGATGCGTATTGAGCTAAAACTTCAGCCGTAAATTGTCTGCGGTCAATATCAAAGTCTTGCTTCAAGATCACAGTTGCCTCTTGGATATATCTATCAATAGTTCTTTGAGCTACACCCCACTCAGTTGAGGCAAACTGACTTATTTCTGATCGAACAGTACCAACAGACATAAGCTTGGCCACTTTGTTGACTCTAAACTCATGTTCATTCTTGCTAGTTCTTCCGTTAGACACTATGGAATTATGGTTTTTATTATTCTAAATGTAGCGTCAATCGCTAGTTTTTGTCGATTTTCGTTGCTCTTCCCAACTTCCTATGAGGTATAAGAGATCAATTACACGCTTTCTTGCTGCTAAGATGCGGTCATTGTTGAAGCTGTCAAAGTCTTTATTTTTCATCAGAAAGGCAATGTTGATTGACTAAAGGACTCTGGTTTTTTAGGTAAACACCAAAGATGTTCTTTCTTTCCATAATTACCCATAACAAAGTCTTTTGTTTTTTCTAGTTTGCCATCATCAGATAAGTTTGTCATAGCTCTCCTGATTGATGTAATAGGGCAGTTCAATCCTGAGATAGAAAGCACCATTGATGGGCTTAGTGGCCTTTCGTACTGCTTGAAACAGTTAATGATTTTCTGTTCCTGTGTTTTAGCTTTTGTTTGTGACCTAGCTAGTTCACTAGGGTTTTCATTGATTGTGTTGTAAAAAGTCATTACTTCTCACCCCTGATTCTTGCCCATCTTTTCTTTTGTCCAGCCGCTACAGCCAAATCATATCCACCATTAAGGATAGCTTGTTTTGTTTTTTCTGGATCGTACATATATCTCTGAAAATAATGATCTCCAGTGAAGTAGTGTATGCCTTCTTTTAAAACACCTTTTCTTCTATAGTTTTGAATCGTATGAGAAGCAAAACCAATTATTTTCTCTGTTTCCATGCCGTTGTATAAACCTTTCTCTGCAAAATGTTCTTTAGTTCTCATGTTTAAGTATTTTGAGTAATCAGTAGGAACATACTGAACAGGTTTTATTAGGTTGTTAAATTCCTTCATCACTTCATTATTACGTCTTGAATTGTAAGAAAGTTTGCCTTTCCAGCCACCAGAATCTAATGAGATAAGAAATTTGTACCTTTTTTGAATCCTATGATGTGTAAATTTATAGGGATATGCAAGTCTTTCATTTATAAATCCTTCAAGAGCAATTTTTAAATATTTAATTTTTAGTTGAATCCATTTATCAATATCAGTTTTTTTCCAAAAACAATGATCTATACCACCAGATACACTTTTTTCTAGTTTTCTTGAGGGTTTTGGTAACCAGTTTTTTGCTAGTTGAACACGAATGTACTCCATTTCATATCCAGTAAGTTTTACTAAATCAAAAACAGAATACTCATCAGACATAATTTCTTCTGTTGGATCAAAAGAAATATGTCCTGTTATATCAAATTCTTTAAGTAAGATTTGCCTTACCCACTCTCTTGTGACGTTAAATCTGTCTGCAATTTTTTGAAGTGTATATCCTTCTTTTCTCATGCGTAAGATGATTTCATTTCTTGCTTGTTTAAGCTCTGGTGTAACTGTGTACTGATTTTTCATAATGATTTGATTTGAAAGTTTGCTAATTGATCTTTTACTTTTTGTGCTTCTGGTGGAAGTGCAAATTGTTGGTTTTTAATATTTTTTTGTATAAGCTTGTTCATTAGCTTTTCTGTTTTAGTCCAGCCTTCTTTTCTCATGTTGTGTATTTCTCGAACAACGTCTATTGGTATGTCTACACCAACATTGTTTCTGATAGTGTTATCTGAATTTCTAAAACCATGAGAGATTATCTGACCATCTATATCGTATTGAGCGTTAGCTGCATTGCAGTAACATATGAGAGCTAAATCCTGACCAGAGAACCGCCTTCCCTTGTCATCAATGTCATAGTCTGGTAAATGATTGTTTACTAACTTGTCTGAGTTGTTGATTATGCCTGTATCATTGCAAGCATAACAAGTGTATTTAGGTGCGTTGAAAGTAACTTCTCTATCAACAGCAGATCTTTTATAATTTTTCATTATTCTTTTTCAAATATTGTTTGTTCTATTTTTTCAAGGTCTTTTGAAATATCATATAAAGAGCTATTAATATCCCAAGTATTACTCGCAATCTTTTCAAGAACTGCAAGTAGTTTTGTTTCAAATTCTGTCATAAGGTGTTAAAAAGGGGTGTTTTGTTTGGGTTTTCCTAATGTAGTTGCATTTTTAGATACTGTCAATAGATATTGTTCATATTGACCATTTTTTAGATAACGAAAACAATCAGGAAATAATGGTGTGAAGTTATCATTCTTAAGCTGCTTTGATCTGGCTCTTATATCAGCCTGTAAGCAGTCAAGTATCTTTTCCTGTGTCTTTTTACTTAACTTACTAAATTCGGCTTTTGCAAGCTTTTTAGATTGTGATACAACTCGCATTGAAGTAGGTATCTTTCTATAAGCTTCCCAGAATGGTTCAAAAAAAGAACTAAAAGTTTTATAGTTATTTGTTTTAGTTAATATTGTTTTAGTTAGGGTCGCTGACAACGACTGGGGGGGTCGCTGTGGCGTACTGGGGGGGTAGTTCTCAACGACTGGGGTAGTATGTATCAACGACCCCGCATGAATACTGGTATCTGGCACAGGAATTGTCTTACATTGATGCCAAATTGTGACCCTATAGCAGTTTGTTCTTTGACCATATTCATTAATCCTGTATTGCTTTTGGAGCAAACCTAGTTCTACAAGTTCAGCAACAGTCTTAATAACTTTATCTCTGGACATCTTTGCATCATTGGAAATGGTCTGATAACTAGGCCAGATGTTTGGATAATAACTTTGCAAAACCCATAAAACAGAAAGCTGAAATGGTGTTACTTTGCCCTTTAATGTTGTTGGCAAAGCTATGAATGGGGTATTCTCTGGAATAAAACTCATTTTCTATGGAATATATTATTTTTGTAAAAGGCATGGAATCTGCCCCTCAAGGCAGCAAAAAACACGTTGGCAATGGAATAATGGTAGAGACAAGTAAGCGTCTAAAGTCATGGCGAAAACAGGTGGAAATGAGAGCAAAGTTGATAGTAACGGATATAATATTAGAACCAGTTGAGGTTGAGGTGGTGTTCTGGTTTAAAAGACCGCTAAAACATTATTTACCTAATAAAATGATTCGTCAATCAGCACCTGTGTATATTACGAACAAGAATAAAGGAGATTTAGACAAGCATTGTAGGTCACTTCTTGATTCTCTTACAAAATCCGCATTTGCTGACGATAGCCAAGTTGTATCTTTACACGCTGTCAAAAAGTACTGTGATATAGAATCTGAAACTGGTGCAAACATAAAAATAAGAACAATCAATGAAACGAATTTCATGGGTGATGTGTCCTAAATGCAAGGATTATACAGATCAAAAAGTAAGAAGGTCAGACCGCAATTCTAAACACGTTATTGTCAGACGCAGAGAATGTTATGAATGTGGTCATATCTGGCACACTATTCAATATCCAGAAATGATTGTTGAAGATATAAAAGCTAAATATATGTTGTGTGAGTAGTCGGGTGATGGATAAGCACTTCGCTTGCTCCCCTGCCTTCCCTTTGTGTTGCTTAAGGTATTGTATGGCTTTCAGACTTGCTTTGCATAAGTCATCAGGCTACCCGACTCTCATAATTCATTTAAAGCGTGTTCTAATTGAAAAACAACTCTGGAAATGATGCCAGCGTCAAGATGTTCTCTTGCTACACCAGATCCTTTAGTTGATGGGTTCTTTTTCAAAAACTGTCTGAGCCTGTGGGCATCTTCAGCTTTGATGTTGAGAAAGATGTTCATGTATCGTTTTTGGTAGCGAAGCATGGGCAATCTCTTACATTTAGATATTAACTCTTAAAACAATGGATCATCACATTCTGGAATATTTGCAGTATAAATAATATCGTCACAATTTTTTATTTGAAGCTGTAACAAAGCGATCTTTTCTATTGCAGCATAAACTTCTTTTTTAGTTCTAGGCTCACAAAGATAATCAATAAACTTTTCTGACTCTTGTTCTAAAAAAGCTTTTTTAAATTGATATTCAAGTTTGTGATTCATTTTCTAAATCCAAAACACGTTGTAAAGGGATAGCTGCACATTGCGGCACTAATCCGTTTCCGAGCAACTTGAGTCGGCTGGCTCGATTTGTGAGTAGTTCAGAGGCAGACCCATCAGGATCTCCACAAATTGCGGGTTCAACACCATATTCTTTCCAGTTTGGGTTGAGCAAGTGTTTTGTGTTTCTCCATCTGAAAGTATTGTTATTGCATCCCTGAGTTTTACTCCCCATCTTTCCCCTTTCTTGTTTTCCCTGTAAAAGCTGCCGTTCTTGAATTGAACATCTTTGGCTGTCCCTCCCTCGATGTCCGATGCTGTCGGAGTTGGTAGTATTGGAGTCTTGGAAGTCCACTCCTTTGTTTTCACTGTTGTCATTTCTTTGTCGAATTGAATCTGTGTTAAATGTGGTTTTATCACTTCCCAGTCTTCGATGCTGGGATAGCTGAACCCCGCTTTGTCCTTTCTGAACCAGTGTTCTATCTTCGTTTTTTTGATTGTTGTCTTGACTGCCAGTTCCTTGATCGTTGTTTGTTCCCTTAGATAACTCACGAACTCTTCCTGACTTGGAAGATATGGCCTTTCCTGTATTTGATGATCCTGATATATTTTCATTAACTCTGGATTGTCCTTGATGTGATTCATCATTACTTTGTCGCTCAAGGTTACTTGTATTGGTTGGCCTGATGATCTGTGAGTTTTCCCCTGCAGCATTTTGGTTGCGTGTTTCAGCCCATCTTCTCTTATATCCATCGCTGTCGGGGTCGGTAAAGTCTCTGTTAATTGCGATAAGCCACCAGCGATCTCTGTGGTGACAGGTTCGGACATAATCGCTTGCTCGAAAAGTTCCCCATTCCGCATTATACCTTCCCTTGGAAAGCTCCCCGAGAACGATTCCCAATCCGTTATTAAGGATCGCTGCCACGTTTTCCATGATGACGTATTTGGGTCGAACCACGCATACGACTCGCATGAGTTCGTAAAAGAGACCCGACCTCGTCTCTTTTGTGATACCAAGGCGTTTGCCACTACAACTGACGTCTTGACAAGGAAATCCTCCGACCACAACGTCTGCTGAATATGGTTTTGGTTTAAAGGTTCTGATGTCATCGTGAATAGGTACGTTAGGCCAATGTTTTTTTAATACTTTCTGACAGTATGGTTCAATTTCAACAAATTGTATTGTTTCATAACCGCCTACAAGTTTTTCAGCAGCGTAGGAGAATCCTCCACCGCCACTAAAAAGATCAATAATTTCAAGATTTTCACCCATTGTATTTCCACTCCTGTTGCTTTTCAAAAATAAAAAGTTCATGGCTTACATGAATATATTTATCTCTGAATGTTTTTTGGAAATCTTTGTTTTCCATAAGCATATCAAGAATAATTCTTGAAACAATTTTTGCTTTTACATTTTTTGAATACATTGATTTAAAAGTAATCTTAAATAGTTCAACATCACCTTTTATAAGCTGTTCTATTTCATCTTTGAACTCATGCTTTACGGCAAGTTCTGTAAGATGTCTTGCATCCTCTATGTCGTTTCTATCTGAACAGACAACAGCTTCTGTGATTAGGGCTTGAGCAAGTTTTAGTCTTTGATCTTTGTTCATTACTTTGCCTCCTTGATTGCTGTTCTCATTGCTTCAAGTTCAGCAATGTTTTTTCTTATTTCTTTTACTTCTGCAAGCTTTCTTTTAAGAATGTCTTTTTGACTGAGGAGTCTCTGATTGTTTTCCCAGAGTGCTTTTTCTCTAAATGCGTTCATTGTTTTAGGGGTGATAGGTGAATAAAGACCCCACCAGTTGAGGTGGGGCTGAATAGGTTACTGATTTAGGTAATCTTCAACAGATACATCTGATTTCATAACAAAGTTTCCTTTGTAAGTACAGGTATCGTCTGCGTCAGGGTGGTTAGTGAACTCTTCTTCTAACCTTTGTGTTTCTAGCCACTCAGCTTCAGTTCTTGGTCTGCCTAAGTTTGCTTTTGTGTTTTCAAGTTCGTTGTATCTGGTGATAATTTGTTGAATAGTTTTCATTTACTTAGCCTCCTTTTGTGTATTTTTTCTTGCTAAATAGTTAATGAAGTTTTCGTTTAACCAATATAAGTCTGGGCCTTCAACTATAGGGCATCTATGCTCTATATCAATAATGCCTTTTGCTTCAAGACTACTTATCAATCCAGCAATCTGATGCTTTGTAAATCCAGTTTCTAAAGCTTCCTCTAAAGTGAAACACATAAAAGCTGGGTCGCCATCAAAGTGTTGATAGCCAAGTTCTGGACATTGAAAGTTGTTGAAACAAATTTCGCCACACTCAGCGACTTTTGCTTCTTTTTCTGTTAGTTCGTAAGTTTTGGTTTCCATTTGAATCCTTTGCGAAGTTTGAATAATCGGCCAATCTCTCGACCTCATATTTAAATAATACATGATTAATATATTTATGTCCACCCTTGCCCTGTAAGTTTATCTAAATGTTATGGATCTGTAACAATATCTTATAGGACTTGACAGTGCAACATAGTGCATATAATATATAGATGGCTGAGATAGCCGTTCTTTCGCAAGGTATTTCAAATGACCGACACAAAAATCAAAATAGCAAGACAGCTATTTGAACACGCAATCACTCTTGTAAAAGAAGATTGCTTCCATGAGCCAGACAATGTTGACGATGATATTGCAGTCGCTAAATTGATTGCTGGCAAAATCAACTATGATCTTTTTACTTCTTACGACTATATAGAGCAACTCATGGTTGAACTTAATGACGATCAAGTAAGAGATTCATTTAACAGAATCCATGAAGTACACAATGCGAGGTGGGATTAATGACAACTACTAAACTTCCCACAGATACAGAACTTGCCACCCCCATTGGTGGTAAGGTCGTTGACCCAGAGATCAAGGCCAAACTTACAGATGATAAGCAAAGGCACAAAAGGGCTAGATTCAAGGCTCTTATTCTTCCAAGACTCAAAGAACTTACGTTTCGCATGAAACAAGTTAAAAATGTCGCTAACCGCAGCAACTATGTTTATACAGAGGGTGAGGCCAAAGCAATCGTCAAGTTTATGCAAGAGCAACTAGATGAAGCGGCAGACGAGTTTCTTGACATACTCAAACCATACGCAGAACCTATTCAATTCGACACAACGGAGTACGACTAATGCAAAATCTATTACTTGCTATCGCTGGCATGGGTCTTTTATACACCACGTTGTCAGGGACACTTTATGACATGACATATGCAGACTGTTATGAAAAAAATATTGAAATGGCGTGTAGGGAGCTTCAGAAATGACTTTTGAAATGACACGCATAAAGCAAAGGCTTGCTGATCTTGAAAGTCAAGCTAAATCTATTGAACTGTTGAAGGTTGCAGTTCTTGAAATAAATGAAAACCTTATTGATATAAAACAAAGACTTATTCAACTGGAGATCCAAAACCAATGATTGACCTTAATTTTGAACCACCAACAAATCAACAGGAAGCTTTATATCAAGGTTTTTGTTTATTCTTCACAGCACCATCTAAAAAGCATCAACAAGACGTATTGAACTTAATACAACTTATCTTGGCTGATCCAGAGGTTTCTCAAGAAATGGTGCAAGCTTGTTTTGAAAGAGCCTTTGGATTTCTTAATTTAGAAATGCAAATGCACTTAGACAAAAAAAATACTGGTAAAGACCACCCCTGATCTCTACCAGTACTCCACCCATTGTCCTAACACCTAAGGACACCATTACTATAACAAAATGGAATCATTAAACAACACCACACCACACGTTACGTCAGTTGATATTGACGAACAAGTGTATAGATCAGATCCAGCCATTGCAGCGTCTGACTTGAAATATGCCATAGATCATGGCCTTGAGGCTTTTAACATCTATAAGTATGGCAAAAACAATCCTCCCAGAATTGCAACTCCAGCAATGAAACTAGGGTCAATGATTCATAAATGGATTCTTGAACCTGACGTATTTCCAAGTAGTTATGCACTTCTTGAAGAAAAGCGTACAAAAAAAGGTAAAGAGCTTGCTCTTGCCTGTGAGGAAAAAGGTTTACTCACTTATACTTCTCAGGAAAAGGAACTGCTAGACAATATTGAACACTCCCTTGTTGAAAACAATTTTGCTTGGAAATATCTTCTTAGCAATGTCAAAAACAAACAAGGTTTAGCAGAACAATCTTTTTGGTGGAAACATAGAGAAACAGGTCTGCAATGCAAATGCCGTTGTGATTTTGTGATTGATGATATGGTTATTGATCTCAAAACTACAGGTGAAGGTGGTGCATCACCAGATAAATTTACCAAAACTATAGTTAACTTTCACTACCATATGGCTGCGGCTCACTACCTTCAAGGTACTGGAGCAAAGCGGTTTATATTTGTGGCTGTTGAAAAGGTATTTCCATATAGCGTGGGAATATATGAACTCTCGCCCCACTTCATTGAACGTGGTTATGAACTACAAGAACAAGCTTTGTCTGACATCAAACAAGCCCAAGAGTCAGGCATCTGGAAAGGTTACACCAACTATGAATCAGAGGGCATCAAAACACTTACACCCCCTAAATGGCTTTAATTAACACCATGACTAGACCACTATTAACAGGAATCATTCAGCCAGAGGACATTTACCTCAAAGGCAACTACAAATATGTTTCATGGGCAAAAATTGCTAATTACCTTCATGAACACGCAAAAGGCTGGGATTTTCATTTAGAACTCCCTCCAGAATCGCCCACAAACCCCTTGTCAAATCTTGCCGTATGGAAAGCACCTGATGAAACAGGCTTTTTAATGGGTTATTTTACAGATCCAAAAGGCAACAAAACAAGTTCTTTCCCTTATCCAATAATGGATTATAGAAACAATCCTGTTAAATGGGAAAAGATTTCATCAAGAGATATTTCTGATTCTCACCGAAGAGCTTTATGTGCTTGTGCAGCTTTTACTTTTTCTCTTGGCTCTGAACTTTGGACAGGAAATGAAATTGTAAGTAAAGAAATTGGATCAGAACCAGTCAAAGACAGATCAGCCCAGCCAGTTCAAAATCTTTCTGTCGCTGCTAAAGATGCAATTTTAAAAGCTGACACCAGACAAAGACTTGATAAATGTGCTGAGTCTCTAGAGGTGCGTTATGCTAACAGACAAATACCGCAAAATGATTACAACGATCTTTGCGACCTTATCAAAACTAGAAAAGAGGTGATTACAACATGACAGTAGCTGGCAGCCAGTATTTCTCTACCGATCAACTCGCTAAGAGATATGGTATGCACCCAGACTCCATAAGAAGATGGCGGTACAAAGGCATAGGCCCTGAGTACTATGAACTTCCTATCTTCGCTGTCTCTTATGGTGATCCCAGAGTCAGATATGACCTTCACAAAGTCCTTGCTTGGGAAGAAGCAAACGGCATTACACCCATTGAACCCTTTTAATTACTATGGCAAACACCGCATTTAACGCAAAATTCAGAATTGTTGATAACAACAGCGATAGAGACAATGCACCAGAAAGAAACTTAATTATCGACATATCAGTTGATGAAGCTATGAAGATGGCAAACTGGTTACAAACTATGGTTGATAATGCCCATATCGAAGATACTAAGATAAGGGTTTACAAAAGCAAATCAGATTATGATGAAATAGCTGGTTTTTCAATCTGGGGCGGTCTTTGGGGTAACTCAGGCAAGATTGCACCTCTAAACCCTAAACCAGCCTCTGAGAGGACTGTAAACGTCAAAGCAAACCAGCGTGAACTTCCAGAGGATTTACCTTTTTGATTATGTACCTAGTAACTTTTCCAAAGAATCCCTATGTAGGTCAGATTTTTTATCACCTTGAATCTGAAAGAACTTATGAGTTTTGTGAAACTTTAAGGAAAAACAAAGAGACTGGAGAACTTATTGAGTCTGTAAATTGGATTGATATTACAGAAAAGGATTTAGTTCCTTAAATAGAGGCATGACAACTCTGATTACCTTCCAGAGTTTAAAGCTGCTCTTTTACAATTTTGAGGTTCATTGCCCTTCTAGCCTGACGCAACAACTTTGTAAAAAGATATGAGTTCCCTTCGAGGACTTACTGAGGGGCAAATGGGGGTTTACTATTTTTCCTCCACATTATCTCGGTAAGTAAGTGATAAAAGTCTGTAAGACCTCTACTTTTTCCCAAATATTATATACCTAAAGCGATCCCAAAAGCTCGCTTTTTTCTTGTTTAGTCGTTTTTCTAATTTATATAAATAAGCTCCCTGCTGAGATATAACTTCAATCGAAGAACTTATAAAATGGGCTTGCTTTGCATTTGTCTGTAATAGCTTTATTGCATAAGGTTTGAGTAATTCAATATCCTCTAGTTTCTCAATAAACTGTATTGATTTTTGCACCTCAAACTCACCCTCAAGGCTGTAGCTGCTAGTTAGTGCGTCAATTATATTTTTCATAAGCTAGGCCATAGCTTTGTTTCTATCATTTCAACAATTTTGTCATCAATCGTGTTATCGGTTGTTTTGACCAAAGCTTTTAAAAGGTCAATAATTAACTTTTTGACTGCATTTGTTTTGCAGAAAGTTAAAAGGATAGGCTTAAGAATACGAATCATTGAATTGTTTGTTTTTCCAAACATAGCTAAAATACCAGTATTCAACAATAATCTTAATTTTCATGGACGATCAAGAGCCTAGTAAAGTTGAAACTATCGTGAAAGTTTGCGTACTTTTGTGGTCGGCAACACTTTTATCCCTTTCATACTATGAACCGCCATCTGGTAAAAAGATTGTAGATTTTGACCCGACATTTATTGCTTCAATTTTTTCAGCTTCCACAGCTTCACTAGGATTTCAGATAAAGAAGAAAAAAGATACTATAGTAGATAACAAGAACACCAAAGCTAGTATCAAATGAAAAAGCTCTTACTACTTGCCGCCCTCTGTGTTCCAACTGCGGCCTACTGTGACATTCAACACTCAATAACTTCAAGCGTAAAGCTAGAGAGTCTATCAGCAGCAACTTCCGCAGATAAAATTGGATCAAGTTATAGCATCAGTGGAAACAACATAACTACTACAGATTCAAACTCAGCCGCAACTCTTGGTGGATTTGGTTCTGTCACATCAGGAACACCAGCAATAAGTTTTCCTAGTTCTGTTGTTCAAGCAAATAGTTCTGAGGCCTTTTCATTCAGTACTAGCTACCTAGAAGGGGACGCTACTTCTGGTTCAGCCCCAACAGTAGGCACAGTGAGCAATTTTAGTGACCTTACTTCCACAAGTGCTGGCTCAGTAGGCACAGCAGCCGTTTCATTAGATAATCACACAATGACACTTTCTGCTGGAACAGGAACAGGGGTTGTTTTAACTGGTCAATTCGTTACAGACTTAACTGTTGATTAATGTGGAAATATCTGCCGCTTATATTTTTTGTTAGTCCAGCTTATGCTCAAACTGTAGTGCCAAATTTTACCAGTGCTACATCTACAAGTCGATCTATTACCACTAATAACCTCACAGAAAATATCCGAGAAGTTCGCTACAATTCTGGTTATACCTACAGTGTCACTGGTTCTGGTATCTCATGCGGCAACTGTGATTCAATATCCATGCCAAATGCCACAGTGACAGAAACCATCAATGGAACTACCTACGAATGGACAGGCTTGAATATGAATCAAAAACCTCAATGGCAACAGACAGGTCAAGGAGCTTTTCAATTTTCGGAGTTTTACAAAGGCCCTTCTCTCGAATCAGTAATCGACATCACAAGGCAAGTAACCTCAGAGGTGGTAACAGATACTACTATTATATTTTCCAACTAATAACCCTTTTTTCTTGTCTGCCTAGTTATGCCAATCAAAGTACAATAGCCAATCCTCAGTCGAATACAAGTTCCTCAGTATCGAATTTCGCCACTCAAGTCTTAACGGGACCTATGACAGAAAATTCTTATGGTGCTGGTATTCAATGTTCTGGAGCTACATTATCAATTAGCCCATTTGCCACAACTTCGGTTGCAGTAAAGCGTCCTCAAGACTATATTTTTCATACACCAGTCTATAACGAAGCAACAGACTCAGATGGCAACCTCACAAATGCTGGTGAGATTCTTTATTACAGAGAAAACTACAGCGGCAACAAAGATTCTACTTCTTTAAATTTTGGGATAGCAGCTACAATATCCGTCCCACTTGATAAGCGTTTTCAAACTGCTTGCCTCAAAAGTGCGACTACTCAGGAAAAGATAATGCGGCAACAATTATCGACAGCCAGATTAAACTATGAATTGGCTAGATTGAAAAACTGCCACGAGCTAAGAGTTATGGGTGCTGAATATTCTCCAGACTCTGAATACTTTGACCTTTGCTCCGATATTGTAAGTAAACCTAAAATGAACCAAGTTATCCCTCATACACACAAAATTGAGCTAAATAAGTAAATTTAGTCCACTCAGAATGGCCTACAAAGGGCCTCTGGATTGCCTTGCTTATGTTTGTACCTTTGATTTATCATTCTTTTTGCTCAGTTTCTTTATGGCTGTCTTGATGAGGTTTTTTAGTAAATTGGCTATTATAGGAGAACTAGCCGCAGTAACAGCAATAATTGAAGTGTTAACAAGAACAGGAGTGCTAGGTATCCATTTTTCAATAAAGGTTGAATCTCTGAAGATTTCATAGCAGCGTCCATTTTTTACAGAATGACCTATGACCACTTGTAACTTAAGGTCATTGGGGTAGCTTCCTACTGGAATATTATCCTCAGACGGACATTTTATGAAGAACTCTTTATCTTTTTTGACTTTGGGTTTGTATTCTGGCGGCTGTGGTATTTCTGGTTGCGGTTGTTCTGGTTGTTTTACTGGGTCTGTTGGAATAAATTTGTCAGGATTATATTGAAGAGCCTCAAAAGTTGGATAGCTTACAACAGGATAGTCAATCTTTGGTTTATCAATAATATCTAAAGTTGTTGGATATTGTTCCCATGTTCTTGTTTTGGGAATAAATATTTCTTTAATTTTTATCTGTGGTATCTCAATTCTGTGGATTTCCAAGTGGTGTCACCTTTTTTGGTTCTGGTAGCTGTATAGATGGCCCTGTGAGACTTGGTATCTTGTCTCCCATCACATCTGGTAATTTATCCTCCAGACTTCCCATGATCTTGTTTTTCAATGTCCTCTCAAATTCGGGGCTTTGCATATAGCGAATTGCTACATATCCGAAAGCTGCCATTGAAACTGACATTAAAAATGACAAAATAGAAATAATTTTTATAATTCGATCAAGCATGGTTAAAGAGGCAATACTGAAAGCGATTTCTCACACTTTAATTATATCAATGCTCTTAATTATTCCCACTCTTGGGCCTTTATACATTTTAGGTGGCATAATGACTAGACAAATGCAGGAATCTAAGCGTTAGGATCTGCTGGATATTGTGTCATATTATATTTTTCAAACTTTCCATCTGAATCATAAGTTGCACCATACAAAGTAACTAAAGCTGCTGTATCTGAACAGGCATCAATCTCTGTTTCTCTTGTATTACAGGCAGTTCTAACACCATCACGATAAGTTGTAATAGCTGTAGGAATTGCAGTAGATTTTTCTGCTTTTCTTACAACATACCAATCATATTTAGCCAACAAAGAACCAGCAGTAGCTTTTTCCTGTGTCTTTAATACTGATTTAACACCTAAAGTAGTGTATTCAACTCCATCTTTAGTTTCTGTCTTATCATCAAGTTCCTTAGCAGCACCATCGCCCCAATAAAAACGTGAATCATACGTTGGTGCGTCAGCGACCTCCGTTATACCAATAGCTTCTTTTTCTGTCTTGGAAGCTAATCTAAGCCAGTTAGCAGGGTAGTTTATATTGTTGTGACTAAATGCCACATCAACTGGTAATAGGTTTCCGTCTAATTTAAATGCCATAACTATATACTACCTTGCCCTTGCATTTTTGAAAGGAGATTCGGCAAATGCTAAATAAATAAATGTATCGCCACTTCCATTATGTGTTCCTGCCGTCATTCTTAGTTTAAATCCATTTGATAATATATCTAAAGTTCCACTTGAACCATCTGATTCTGATTGAGCATTATCAGGGTGTAGATAATCATTATCTGCATTATATCCAGCCCTTTTATTGTCATGGATAACCCAAGCTGCGGCAGCATTAGTCCTCTTCAAAATTATTACAGCGGGCCTAAAATTCGTGAAAACAAAGGTGCCATCGGTTGATCCATTGCCTGTATATGACCCAAACTTGCTATACCCTGCTACTTCACTAAATGCGTAGAAAACATTATTTTGAAAGTTTACTAATCCTGATCCATATGTAAAAACACTAGAAGTAGGTGCTGGATAGTTTACAGCACTATTACCTGTAGTTGCTGCTCCGTCAGTTTCAAAGAGTATCCAACCATTTTCACCAATATCTCGATGATAAACAACCCATGATGCACCATTAAGAGTTCTTGACTTTGTAATATATACGTCTGGTGCAACACCTAATCCATGTCCTACTGTTGCCGATCCACTAGTTTGTGCGGTAAATAATCCAATTGAAAAACCTGCTGTTTGGTTTGCTTTTACAGTTGCTTGAAGCGTTCCATCAAAATTACTTGATCCAAGGGATGAATTTGTATTAACCTGTCCTCCCATTCCACTATGTATTGAACAGTAATAGTAGAGAGTAGGAGCAGAAGCAGCTACAACTATTGTTACCTGTGTTGAGCTATTATGTGTAACCCCTGTTGTATATTCAGATCCACCGCCATGCGTACCATCTGCTGTTGTGGAAAACTTTAATGGGTGGGCTGATGGGTAGTTAAATATATAAGTACCACCTTCTGCAAGGTCAAGGGTTACAGCAGATGTTCCAAAACCATCAAATCTATACTTATTACCAGAATCATCAACAACTGTTACTGTATAGGTTTTGCCATCTGTATCGCCAGCGTTCCAGTTCCATGCAACATAATTCTGCCCATTTGTATTTTGTTGATCGCTTGCATCCGCAGAAGTTGTAAAACCATTACTGTCAAAACTATCCAAAGGATAATTTGAATCTTCCGTAGCAGATTCATTTACAAACAAAACCCCCGCTGGTATACCCCTGACACTATCATGTGTTTGATGATAGTCAGTATTAGTTCTACTTTTTAACCAAACCCAATCAGGTTGAAAATTTAATCCAGTAATTGCACGACTTGCCGCTCCATTACCAGACCAAAGCAAAGTATTAAAATGTTCATTAGGTAGCAGTATTGTTGGGTCGGGTAAGTTTGCTGAACATAATGATACAAATCCTGTTGGTGGGGTATAGCTAAATGCTTGTTGACCAAAATTTATACTCATTGATAAAGATTGACCTGTTCCAACTGCTCCAATACCTAAATGACCTTCAGTACTAACCAAAGAAATAGCACCTTGAGAGGTATTGTTTTTATAAAATGTAACTTGACCATTATCCATGTCTAAAGCAACACCTATTACATCACCATTTGTAAAACTTTGATTATTATAAGTTGAACTAGAGCCTCCAACATACTTGTCTCCGCTTGAATAATATGCAACTGTATTTGCTACATTAACAACATTTCCTGTTCCCAAATAAGTGTCCGCAGTTACACCGATAAATAAATAATCATTTAGAGGTCGAACTTCCCAATACCATTTCCCTGTCTTGGGAGAAGCCATTGAGGTAACATTACCTGATTGATTGTTAGCCGCATAAGTAACTTTTAAATTTCCTTCCGAATAAGTGTGATCATTATTCTCACATAAAGGATTAAAAGTAGGAAAATTGTTAGTTGGTGTATCTTCTACTGAATCATTACCAGCACCAGCACTTACAGAAAAATTATTTGGTGTAAAGTTATTAGAATTACCGCTTGTGTCCTTTCCTAATGTGGTTGCTGTTGTACCTGAGTTATCGGCAAACTGTAGTCTAAACCCATTTGTACCAAAAGTTAATCCAGATGTATTTATTGGAACCCATTGCCCTGTATCTGCATTTGTTTCTCCAAAAGATGAAGGTGTTAATTGTTGTCCATCAATATAATTAATTTCTGACATATAGCCATCAAATGCCCTATCTGAAGAAGCTGAATTATCTCTTCCTATTTGCAATACAGCAGAATTATTGCCTATTCCAAACGTACTATTCTGACTTAAATTATTTGATGATGAAAAACTTGTTTCTTCTACTCCGTTAATATAAATTTTTTGTCTATTATCTGCTGTACTTAAAGTTGTATCTACAGCAACAACGATATGGTACCAAGCACTAGGATCTCGAAATATTCTATTTGTTGCTCTATGTGAACCACTCCAACCAGCAAATCTTAATTGTCCATTATAAAAATAAATTGCACCAAATCCAGAATTATTATTATTTCCATCGTATCCATTAAACAATTCGCCGTAATTTGAAGTTGCTTCTGCCGCTCTGCCTAACTTTAACCAAACACTATATGTAAATTTATATTGACTTGTAGAAGTACCAGAAGTCCGATTTAGATATCCTGTATCATCATAATTAAACCTTAAACTGCGATCTACTGTGTAATCAGCAGCAACAGCCCCTGAAGCCCCTATTCTTATTGGATCAAAAAATGGCATTACTTAACGTCTAAAGAAACTGCACAATGAATTACGTTACTGGATAAAATCACATAATCTATTCGATCTACCGCAGCAGCAGTTGTCGTAAGTGTTGGTGCTGTACCGCCTACAAATTTAAAAGCTGAGTTAAATGCTGCTGTTCTAGATCCTGTACCATCTTGTGTAATAAATATTGAACCTGCCTGACCTACTACCTGATTACTTGGTGCTGCAAATGTTCTATTACCACCAAGCGTTACTGAATGATGACAGGCTGTAGCCATGTCTATTGTTATTGTTGCTCCGTCTGATAGTGCTGTAATATTAGCTGCTGCTCCCCCTGTAAGACTTACGCCCCCCGAAGCAGTTTCAAATTTCTTTGTAGCCGAATGATAAAGCTCATTTGCTCCACCATTAATAAACTGCGCCAAAATATTGGAACCGCCATTGTCTCTAATAATTACGTCATCTTCAGCTTCTAAAATAAGGTCATCACCATTACTGGTAATTTTTAGATCGTTTGTGGCACTTGTAATAGTACTGTCAGTTGCGTCATGCGTAATGGTCAAATCTGAACCAGCACCAAAAACTGCACTTGCATTATCAGCAAACTCAAGAGCATTGTCTGACCTATCAAAAACAACATCCCTTCCAGCAGTAGCACCATCAAAAGTGACATCTTCTTGAAAAATATTTGTTGAAGTAAAAGTATTTGCTGCCGATAATCCAGCATGACCAAAGTTCGTTGCACTTACATCACCCAAAGTAACAAAAGCATTATTAGCAGAATTTCTTATTTTTAAGGTATCGCCATCAATGTGTGGAACATAAGCTGCAACACCGATTGAAGGATCACCAGAACCTTGATTAAGTGTAGATAAAGCAGCAATTATTTGATTTAACTTTGTTCTTACAACCAAACCAGTTCCGTTGTCAGTTGTAAAACCTGACCCTCCAGTATTATCGACTCTTGACATGACAACTCAGTATTTTTTCTAAGTATATCCTAAATATTAACCTTTACCAAAACCAATAGCAGTAAAGTTAAAGTTTCTATCTACAGAACTGCCAGAACTGTCTTTGAAGTGTACAGTGAATCCGCTACCAGTGATACTGGAAAGCTCGAAGAAATCACCAGAGGCCATATTAAAAGCTGTAATTCCTATTGCTGGCGGGTTAGAGTTTGAACCTAATAATGCACTAGTACCTGTAAAAAATGGGTGGTCAAATGTGATGGATTTCGCCCCAGCCCCAGATGCAATGGTTGTTGTGCTTTGTTCTGTTCTTCTTTGAAATTCTGCAAAATATCCCAATTGACTTACTCTTATATCTTGGTTTGTATCTTGAGTTGTTAACACACATTTAAACTTAAATGCCCTACCTTTAAATGTTCCATTTGCAAACTTTTGAAAACCTGAGTAGCTTGTTGCATCTTGTGAAGTCTGAACAAATACTTCTGCATTTGTATCAACTGACGCAGTTCCATCAAAATCTTGTCTTGCATCAATATCTGTTACTGAATCAATTAAATCTGAAGAATAAACAGAATCAGTTTGAATAAGTTTTCTAAGATCAAGGCTAAATACAGCACCTAAATCCAAAGTTTCATTAAATAAATATGTACCAGTTGTTGAGACACCGCCAATATCATCAATCGAAGTTTCAGAATCTATATCTGTGCTGTCATCAAAGTTTCCAGTTCCAGCCAAACTTATTGATGATGTTCCAGAATCAAATCCAACATTAGTTTTTGTACCTTGAAAAGGTGGAGAATCTTGATCCTCTCTTCTTGCCTGCACTAACAATTTAGGCTGTGTTTCTGGTAAATCAATTACAAGTGATGTTTCTCCAGTACTGAATCTGTCACCATCATCTTGTGCCTTAAGAATGTACTCTCCTTCGAGTAAAGGAACAACTTTTTCTGTTGATGCACCACTTAATGCTAAAACAAGGTCGGTTGCATCTTGAAAAGTACCACTTCCATCTGTTTTAGGTGAATGGCGTATATGAATACGACCACCTGCTCTAACATCTGCATCTGCAACAGCATCCCATCTTAATCTGATTTCTTTATCTGATATCGGCTCGTAAGTAAGATTTGTTATGTCTGAAGGTGGAGCAGTTTTACCAACAGCATTAAAGGTCAATGTTGCTGGTGTTCTACTAGGCTCATTTAAACCATTGAAAGAAAATAGTCTAAATTCATATGTTCCAGCTTCACTGTTAACGATTTCTGCATAGCTTGAAACTGTTTCTATTTTTGTAAAACTTCCATTGTTTACTCTGTAATGAAGTTCATATCTGGCAGCACCCGATTGAGTTTGCCAATCTAATAATATTTTTGAAACTGCTTTATTGTTAATTAACACAATTTGTTCTGTTGCCTGTAAACCAACAGGAGGATCTAAAACTTGCGTTAAAGAACTTATATTTCTTGTGGGTAAAGCTGACCCATCCTCAACAAAAGCATATTTTCCTTCATTATGTTCTAATGCTGTGATTGAATATGTAGAATCATCATTTTCACTTACAGAAACAACTCTCCATGTTGATGTTTCCAGAGTTGAATTTTCTAAAACATATGGAGCATTTGTATTTGGTGATGTAGAAAAAGCTGAAGAAACAGTGATTGTTTTTCCGCTAATACCACTTATAGTTTTTGTTTCTAATGTACCATCTGGCATCACAATTGAAATTGTCGGACTTAATGACAAACTGGGAATATCAGTGGAATCTTCATCATCTAAAACAACAACAGTTGTACTTGTAACAGATGAAAGCAAACCACCTCTCCTCACTCCAGATTTTAGAGAATCTGCAATTTCAATAATATCTCCGCACCTTACCAAAACTCCAGCTGCAGCAGTTGTTGTAAAAGCACAGGTTTCTCCAGAATTTTGCTCATTAAATAAAAACCATCTTCCTAATCTTGCAGCTTGACCTCTTGAAGTACAAGCAAAAGCTTTTATAGTTTTAGTTCTTACTCCATACTTTGTTTGAGTAATAGAATCAGCCTCCACAGTTTCAATATCTAATTCCTGTGTGGTCATATCAAAATATTGAACGTGAATTATTGTATGTCTTGTTTTTAAACTTGATCCGTTATAAACAAAACCATCTTCTAAAACATTTGAATTATTAAAAATGTATTTTGTTGCTTGACTCTCTGCATCTTGAGAAATAGCTATTGAACCAGCAGAATAAAATGCAATTGCTCTCATAGAGCCACACAAAGCATTAATTAAATTAAATGCGGATTGTTGCTGTGTAATCGAGACGTTAACTGAGAAGCGTGGCTCGGTTGTTCCATTACCAGATCCATCATCAACCATCCCTCCACAATATTCACTGACGGTCTTAAAACTAAATTTATCAAGAGAAGATTCAGCAATATTACATCCATATCTTTCATTTGTTAATAAATCATATAAAATCCAAGCTGGATCTGAACTCCACTCTTTACTTGCTTTAAAAGTGCCATCCCATGTCCCAGAATAAGTAAGACTTCCAAAAGTAGAATTTACAGTTGCATTAGAAGGTATTTTTATTTTTATTCCTCTTATTCTAAAGCGTCTATTTGGTATTCTTGGGAATTTTTCAGCACTAAAACGTAAGCCAACATGAGCAGTATTTGGGTAGGCATTTTGCGTCATTATTATATTGGTTGCACTTGAGAATCTGAATGCATTTACAATTTTTGAATCTGTACTGTCTGCTGTTACTCTTTCAACCCTTATTTGAACTGGAAAAGATGTACCACTTGCAAGGTTTATTAAATAATCTCTAAAATATGCATTTGTCGATCTTCCTTTTACAGTGTCATCTACAGCAGTTGTTGTAGTCCCATCATTTTCAATTATTTTTATTCTTAACTGAACTTCTGTTCCATCAATTCCACCGTTATCATTAAAAACTTGCATCGAAGGAAATTGTAAAGTTACCCTTACTGCATTAATTGTTGTCTGACTAACTGTATGAGTTACAGGATTTGAAGTTGTAACCTCTGTTCCAATTCCTACTTCTGTCTCTATATTTTTAATTCCAGAAATAAAAGTTTGACTTGATGTTCCCTCCCTAAATTCAAAACCTACATCTTTAAAATTAAAATCGCTGTCATTGGGAGCAGTAACACTGGCAGCCGCTTGTAATATCGGTGTTTGATTTAAAAAAATATCTTTTTTGAAACTATTTATATAAGCTGTTGATGTCTTATCTGTTACACCATTTTTTGATGCTGTTGCACTACCCTCAATTTCACCTTCGGAAAGAAGCTCCACAATTGTATTAAACTGCTTTGAACTTAATGCACCACTGGGCAAATCAGGATTTGAAAAAGTTGTACTCTGGTCAAATTCTTTTATAGACATTAATTTGTACCCTCTACTTGAACTGTATCAATTCCATTTGAAACAACAATGGAACCAACTACAATTTCTCCATATGCCAAATTCACTGGAATACCAGCTTGACTAATATTTGTCAGCCCTGTGAATGAATAATTGCTTGCCAAAGCAGATGGGTCAAGTGGATCTTGCATTGATTGTTGGTTTTGTGTGGATTCTTGTGGTGCAATCATTTCATTAATTCCTTTTTGAATTAAATTTACTGCCACATAAGAAACAACATAGGTTAAAATTTTGTTTGTTATATATTTTTTTGCTGCATATTTAAGACCTAATCCTAAAATTAGTGTAAAAAAGTTTCCATGGACTAATGGTATTATTTTAATTTCTTGTTCAGTTTGTATATTTAACAAATCCTCTGTTATTGGCTTATCTCCAACTTTCACACAAAAAAGTTGTTTAGACATTTTTTCTTCTAAACCTTTAAAATTGCAAAACAAAAAACTGAACGCTTGATAAGGTGAATTAACATCAACCATAAATTCACTTTGACCTGTATATTTTTTTATAAAACCGTAAACTTTAATTTTTTTAAGCATCTTCCTTCGGTTCAATTACAATCATTTTATCTAAATCTGGACAAACAAGATAAAAAGGTATTTGAATTGCATCACAACTTGCTACATCTTCTGCTGAAAACTCTAATACATTTTGAGGGTGCGAATGTACGACACCAACAACTTCTCCTTTATCCTCACCATCTGCAAAATCAAAAGGGTCAATAACAAATGAACTCATTTCAAATTCATAAGAAACATTTTTACATTTAAAATATTCATATCCTTTTTCAGTTTTTAAAAACAACCCACAACATTCATTAGGTACAGATTCCTTAGCATGATTTATGGCTGCTTTTTTGCATTCCTCGTTCATAATTAATTTATAAAAGTACCGACTCCTTCAAAATCTTTTCTTGTGACTTGTCTTGCTGGTACTGTTTTATTTTCCATATCAAGTCTATTTACTAACTCAAAAGAAACAACATCTCTGCTTTCTTGTATTTTTCTATCAATAAAATAGATTTCTTGAGGAAATTCATTTGTACTTGGTGTTCCAAATGGGTTACTTCCACCTGAGAAATTACTGGCATCCAACGAATCTGCAGTGAGTGTTCTTCTTGTGACTTTTGCATCTAGTAAATCATTATGTGCAGTCACCAAATTAACTGCAGCAAGAAGATCAGTCACCCTTATCACACTGCTTGAACCACCAGCTACTCTTGTTATACCACCTAAATTACTTAAAACTAAAGTAGGTCTTGGAATTTTGCCTTCTCCAGCATACTCATAACCTTTTGCCTCTACAGGAAACCTTTGGTAAGTATTTGATTGCCAAACAATATTCGCATAACTATCAATATTAGTTCCAGCATGAAAACGAAAAACTGTGGTAACACTTGTGGGATTCCCAGTTGCATAATGCAAACCCTCTACAAGCTCAAGTTCAAAAAGTTCAATAATTGAATTAGGATTAAGTTTTTGTAGTTCAGAATGAGGTATTGCCATCAGGGTTCAAAAACTTCTTTAAACGTGAGATTCATAGTTACTCTGGAATTGAAAGGAATTGAAGATGACCTACTTGTGCAAACAAAATCTCTTGCTGAAGATTCTCCTCCTATGGTGTATTGAAAAGCAGCTTGATCGTCAAAACGTGCATTTAAAAAAGTATTAATTGTATCAGCATCGGTTTGTGAAATATTAAATGTCAAAGTTACAATATGATATCTTTTATTTGCTGCTAATCCCCTTACTAGGCGTTGTTCATAACCATCACCAAGTTTTACCACAATATTATCTTGCTCGATTGTTTGAGTTTCTCCGTATGCAGGTTTGATTGATGGAAAAGTTGCCATTATGCTAGTAAACCTCCGCTTCGTTTTTCTCTTACAAGTGTTTCTTGAACAACAAGAGCAATTGTCTGACCTAGTTCCTGTGAACCAGCCTGATCTCCTTGTACAGTGCTGCCAGTCGCATCTACTGAAACATTAACTATATTTGTTATACTATCGCCTCCTGATGTTACAGATGGAATTATAGTACCTGATCTGTTAGGAATAAATAATTCTGGTTGACGTTCTCCAACAATATAAGGCTGACCAGCTTTTACTGGACCACCATTTTCTCTGTTAAAAATACCTCCAATGATTGATCCAATTATTCCTCCAACGCCTCCTTTATCACCTTCTTCTTTATTAAACCCTCTTTGGAAATTTTTAAATAATTCATCAAGAGCAAGGTCTAAAAGTTTATCTTTTATTTTATTTAAAACGTTATTCAGTGCATCTCCAAACGATTGTGCGCCTTTAATTGCTTCTTTAAGGTTATCTTTGATATTATCTTCTATTTCTTCACCGATTTCAGTAAATTTCTTTTTGAGTTCTTCTGCTTTTTTCTTACTTTCTTCTATTTTCTTTTTCCGTTCTTCTTCAAGCTTATTTGCTTTTTCAAGTTCTGCATTTTCTTGAATTGCAAGGTCTAATCTTTCTTTAATAGGCTTTATTGTTTCACGCAACAAGGCAAGCCTTCTTTCTGCCGCTTTTATTGTTCTCTTGTCATTTGATTTATTTATTGTTGCTATCTCCTTTGCCATTTTTATGCCAATATCAGCCTCTAAAGCTCTTAACTGAGCTAATTCCCCTTTTTTGATTGCTTCAGTCACTTTGTCTTGTTCTTTTTTCTGTTTAATTAGTTGAGTTACTATAGCTCCGATACCTGTCGCTACAGCTACAAAAGGAATTGCATTAAGGGCAATAGTAAGCACACCACCAGCCGCAGCAACTTTGATAAGGGCAACACTTACTAATGGAAGTGCTACAGCAACTCCTTTTGCGGCAACAGCAAGAGCAGTAAATATTAAAGCTGTTTGTCCTATCGGTGAATTAACAAATTCTGTAGTTTTATCAATTAATTTAGTAAGCAATATTGTTACCTCCTCAACGGCTGGTCTTAACTGGTCACCAAAGGCTCTGGACAAATCTTCTGTTGCATTACTAAAGTTTTTAAATACTTGTGTAGGGTCATTTTTTAGTAATTCTTTTAAAAATCCACTTCCCTCATTTCCTACTCTTGCTAAAGCTCTAAGGACAACATCACTTGTTAATTCTCCATCAGCAGCTAATTTTTTCAATTGTCCTATAGTCACACCAAGCTCTTCAGCAATTGGAGCAAGAACTGTTGGCACTTGTTCTGAAACACTCCTAAATTCATCACCTGCAAGCCTTCCTGAACCGAGAGCCTGTGCTAATTGCCTAAATGCGTTTGATGATTCTATTGCTGATGCACCAGCTAATTTTGCAGCTGTATTAAATCCAAAAAATACAGTTCTTATATCATCAACGCCAACTTTAAGTGGTGCAAGTCTTGCTGTAATATCTGTAACACCTTCAAGAGCCTCAGTTGCACTTAATCCAAAAGCTTTCTGTGCATCTGCTGCGATCTGAAGTGATTTTGAGAAACTGCCACTTTCTTTTGTAAGTAAACCTAATCTGACCTTGAGCTTTTCAAAATTTGCTGATGTCTTAACCGCTTGTCTACCAATAAGCACAATACCAGTTGCAGCAATGGCATTTCTTAAACCATTAAATGAGTTCTGTAATTTATTTGTCTGATTCTGTACACCATTCAACGCCCTTGTCGCACCGCTGGCATCAACTCTTAACCTAACGACTGCTTCTGCCACAAATAAAAAAAACCTTTATTCTATATTACCTTGAATTGCGTTTTTGTCGTTGCAATGCCTTCTTTTCTTCTTCATGTTTAATTTCATAGTATCCAGCCCAATATATAAACTCTGCCTCAGTCATATTTACTCTGAGTTCTTGTACTGTCTTGCCAAGTTCTGTTGCTAGGAAAAACTCAAATCTAAGCCAGTTATCCCCGTTTATTCTTTTTTTGCTGTATCAATATCAAGCTGAATATCATTTAAAAAAAGCTCAAGATCATTTAAAACTTTCTCTGGAAGTTGTCTTTGCAACATTGGTGCATCTGACATATCAAAAGCTGGACTTCCATCTTCTTTTTCTGCCATTTGACAAAGAAGTTGAGTTGATAAAACCAAAGCATCAGCATTTGGGCCAGCTAATTGTTGTGCCTTTACTCTTGCATATCTTGTAATTGGTTTGAAGTAAATAGTAGTAACTACTTTGCCTTTTGAATCTTTTACCTCAAATTGACGTCTTGTAACCATTTCATCTTGGAAAGCTCCAAGAATAAGGTCTGCGGTTCTTTCAGTTGCCATAAATAAATGCGAAGATTTTTACTTTTTAGATTGCTGATGTAATAGTGCCAGATGGCTTAAATGTGATGTTAATTGTGCTGACATCACCCAAAGCTGAACCCTGCTCAAAGTTTGTTATAAGGCCACTAAAGCTTATTTTTTTAGTTCCGCTTGCACTATCAGGAAAAAGCTCAAAAGATGCTGTTGCAGTGTCACCTGTTGTCAAAACTCCGTCCATAAATGTTGCAGTCTCACCAGAGGCAGCGTTGTCATATTGGAGAACGGCAGACCCTTCACCCTCAATAAGTCCACCAACAAAAGATTTGAAAGTGTCACCTTGAACAGTTGTTTCTTGGGTATCTTTAGTGATAGACATAGACCATTCTCTAGTGCCTAATACTGGATTGACTGAAGAGCCGTCATCATCAAATTTGACTTGCCCTACATCACCTTTTACAGCAGCCATAACAATAAAAAGAAATATTTATAATTATATTAACCTTTTTTCTGTAGTTTTTCTATTTCTTCAATAAGTTTGTCTTTAGATTTTCTTTTATCTAACTCTATTCCAAGTTCTCTGCCTTTTTCCTCAAGTTCATCTTTTGATAAAATTGATAGATTTTTTTGTTTTTCCATATATCTTTTACACTTATTATCCCAATACTGTGGTTCTCTTCTGCCTTTGACTGCCTCAATAATATCAAGCATTTCTTCGGTAATTTCCATTACAAGTCCTCATAAATATTAAAAGTGATTCTAATTTGTGTTTGAAATTTACCCTCTGGACTTGAAGTAAGTATCTCAGGCCCAATAGGTGAATCAAAAATTACATTAGAAACAGTAATCCTATTGTATAAGTCTCTAAGCCTCTTGCAAATTGTAAAGTTTGACCCTGCTCCAATACCCTCTTCTGTAAAAACATTCAGTAAGACTAATCCAACAATATTATTACTGGCACTACTTGAGTCTCCCTGAGTCAGATATTCATTTGCACCAAAACTGGTTGTACATTGCACAAAAGTATCTTCAGCAGTTGAATCAAAGGTCATATTACTAAAAACAACAGGTATCGCTGGACTTGAAGCAAGCTCTGTGGCTAACCTAGCCTCTATTGTTGATCTGACTGTGTTTAAATCAATTGCTGCCATCAGATGCCCCTCCTAAGTTGTTTTATTACATATTGCTCAAGTTCCTTGCCTATAAGTTCTGGAAATCCAGCAACAGTATTTTGTCTTGTTCTATATTGACCACCCCATGATGGTGGTAGGTTTACACCAAAGCAAACAGGTTCTGCATAAACAAGATTATTAGTAACAGTCCCTTCAAATTTTTTTATTTCTGTTTGCCATGCAGCCCTTAACTGGCCTCCTCCTTTTGGCTCGCCCTTATAAACTATCCTTACTGGTGTTGCTTTTTTTACTCTTCTTGTCCACTCCAAAGTTGTAGCAGCAACAAGGTCAACAACAAGTTCCTCAAAAAAGTCATCAATCTCAGAAACTTTTATTTGTCTCGCCATATTTACCTCAAAATAAGATCAAAACTTACTGGTGTATTATTTTGCTCATTTATTACAACTTGAATAATTTTAAATTCCACATTACTAATAACTACCCTGTCTTTTGTTGTAGGGACAAATGTAAGATCACCAGCAGATATTGTGAGCAACTTATCCTGTGATTCAATCAAATCATTGACCTGATTTCTTGCAACATTACTTAATGCACCTTTGATAGTTGTATCAGATGTAGATTCTGTTATAGATCCAGTAGTGGTATTGTATGCCCCTGCTGTAACTTGTCTGATAATCACATCACCACCAAGCTTCTTAAGTGAAGCACTGGCAGCTTTTTTTAGTGCATTAGCAAGACTCATAATCTATAAGCTATTACTTGACCACTTGCAAGAGTGATACTTGTTATGACTCCACAGACCTCAGATGATGCCTTCATTGTGATGCCATTGATAGTTGCAGAACCATTTTCTGTAATATTCTCAGCAACAAAAGTTGCCTCTGCGTCTGTCAGGCAATGCACCTTACCAAATCTGCCTGTATGGGCAGCCGTATCGGTAATAATGATTGCTGCTGGATATTCGTAGCCGTAGCCCATTTTCATGACCTCTTAATTGATAAGTTTGCTCTTCCACCTATTCTAATACCCATCAAGTAATGATCAACTATCGGTGGAATACGATCAATACCAGTAGCCCCATAAAATCTAGGGGTCACGTTTATATTTCCTATACTTACAGCAGCAAAGTCCTCTAAGCCGCTCAGTTCCAGTCCGTTCCTGTTGTTGTTTAGATATACAGCCAAGATAACCTGTGCGTGTTTTACCCTGTCTGGGATTTCAGTATCAAGATAATAGTCCGCAACTAATCTATTTGGAAAACTTAAACCATACAGGTTAGTGTATGTGTCAGGTTTCCTTACTCCTGATCTAGGCCACTCCAAAGCTTGAGTATCAGCTACCCTAGCTCCTAAAAACTTCTCTCTGTCTATTCTCTGGGCTGCGGTAAATAAAGCTCTGTTTTTATTATCATTGCTTGAACCATCCCATGCGGCAGCGTCATCACTAAGGACTAAACCCTCAATAAATGTGTTTGCATCAGCAAGAGTAATATAAGTGTTTGCGTTTGCACCGCCAACAGTAGCATCAAGAGTTATCGCCATTGAGTTTTACCTTTTTGGGCTTAGATTTTGGTTTTGGCTTTGTTTGAGTTTGAACAAGTGAAGCTGCCTTTTGAGCAGCCTCATTTTGTTCTCTCATACGCCTAAATGCGTACATTGCCATTAGCTTGATGCACCCTTAAGAGCAACAAAGTTAATAACGATTGCTTGGCTTAAGTTGCCAGCAGATACGTTAGAAACTGTTACTGCAAATGATCCACTAGCAATACTATTGGCGTTCACAAGATATGAACCAGCAGTTCCAGCAGAACCATGACAAGCTACAACAACATCTGTTGCTGCAATCTTGCTGTTAGTTACTGTGAAAGTTACTTCTGTGCCAGCGTCAAGCTGTGCATTGTTCATTGTGATTTGTCCAGACTCTGTGTTGAGTGTGACCCCAGTAGATTTGGAACTCGCCTGAGTAACAGTTCCTCCTGTTGTTGGGCCTACTAAAGACCCAGCAGTTACTTCAAATAATGATGGCATGATTTAGTCCTGATTAGAAACAACAGTAGCCCTTACGATAGGGATATTCTTTGTGTCAAAAACTTTCGACCAAGAACCCACAGTTTCAAGAACTGATCTATTTGGATTCACAGTTGACACGGCATATTTCAATCCACCTATGTGATAGATGTAGTGAAGATCAACAGCCATTGCTTCCTCAAGAGCAAGAATGTCTCTATCAGTTTGTGTTCTGATTGGAGCTTGCTCCCCAGTAAATACGGCTCCAGCCCCAAATAAGAAACAGGCATATTCCGTAGATGCTCCAGAGCCTGTTGTAGGAATGTCATCTGACACAATTACTCTTAATCCCATAAAGGTATTAACAGCAGATGGCCCATCAAATGCTCTTGTTGTGCTACCACCAGTTGCGTCCCCATCAGGTGCGCCAGTGTTGTCATATATGCGATCAATAGCATTTCTCTCTACCAAGTCGTAGAAAGTTTTGCTGTGCATTGCAATAGTTGTTAGCTTGCTTCCAGCATCACCAAGAATAGACTGTGCTTTCGCAACGTGTCTTGGACTTAGTACTGTTGGAGTATCGCCTGACTCAGAGTCTATGCAATGTGTAAATAATGCACTACTTGAACTGTTTGCGTTCAAAGAACCAAATGCACCAGTCAAGCAAGAATATAAATCCTTTTGCTTTTGGTTATTTACATAAATTGCCATCTTTTGTGCGATAGCAGCCATTGGGTCTAACCCACCACCAACTGCAAGACTAGCCAAATCTCTAGAACTGAAAGCTCTACCCCTGTGAAGAACAGGTGCAACTTGGGAATCTGCTGTAATTTTTGCTGGTGTTAATGAAGTACTGTCTGTTAATACTTCAAAATCACCTGTTAAGTTCGCAACATAGTTTGGAATCTTAACAAAGTCACCGCCTCTCTCTGCGGAAAGATTTAATTCTGGCAAAGGCTGTACTACGCCACTCTGTAAGAAGGAATCTGAAAGTGTAGATGCCTCTGAGAGATATGGCGTGAACACCTCTGGAATAATCAAATCGCTTCTTAAAGTAGCCATTTAAATTTTTAAGATATGTTCAAATCGAGGCACAACCCCTGACGTAGCACAACCACGTTAGTTCTATACTAACCGCTAACTGCGTTTTTGAGCATATTATATTTATTTATATCTGTTCTATATAACCTACTTTGCTCTGTAAGGTTGAAAGAATCCTTTGCAAAGGGGTTCTTTTCACCAGCAGCTACTGTTTCAGTCTGAACTTTAGTTGTCGTTGCTCCACCGCCTTGTGGTCTTGGGTTCTTTTGTACCCATGCTGGCATTTTTGTCATTGCCCAGTCTTTAACTGGTGTTCTGTTATACCCATCAACAACAACAACTGTTCCATCTGCCTCTCTTGCAAGTTGATCCTTACTGATGCGAGATAGCACATATTGAGGATCGTGTACAACATCAGCAAGGGCTGTTACTGCTGGGGCTTCAACTTCAAGCTGTCTCTGCCTAGCTTCTAACTCTTGGATTCTTTTGTTTTTTGCCTCTTCAGCATCACGATACTGCTGTGCTTGTTTAGCTATTGCCTCATCATATTTGCCTTTTGCCTCAAGCTCTTCCTGTTCTTTTTTTTGCTTGAAAGCAATCAGAGCATCTACATCAACATCTGGTGGCACAGCTTTTGCCGCCTCTTTTGCTTTTTTGTAGTCATCTAAAATTTCTCTGTTGCTTTTTCTGAGTGCTTCAACTTCTGCCATCAACGCTGTTGTATCTACAGGTGGATTTGGTTTGATTGGTTCGTCAGCCATAAATAAAAAATTTACAATTATTCACAATATTAGCTCCACTTTGTCCTGTCTGCCCAAAAAGCTGCTGACATTTTACCTTTGGCAATATTTTTAGCGTGTCTAGCCTTAAAACTTTTACGTTTTGCCTTATCTGCCATGCTTTCACCCTTTCTTGGTGGCTTTGTATCTGCGCCCTGCGCTCCAAATCTAATCAATTTAATCTTATCTCCTTCTTTTGCAAGAACAACATGAGACTTTGTTGGGTGTGATGGGGTTCTTTTTGGTTTGTTAAAACCAGACAATCCAAACCTTTTCAGTCTAGGGTCACTCATTTGCCTTTCCTCTTCATTGCCATATTGTGTGCTTCAGTAAATGAAACTCCTTCTCTCATCTTACGTTTCATATATTCCATGTGAGCCTTTGTGTGACCATGAGCCTTTTGGTGCTTTGCAAGTGTGTTCTTTTGTCTGGTAGTTAGCTTCATCTTTTCTTGTTGTACCTCGAATAGATTGCTGCGTCTGCTGTTCTTGCTTTGTCACCTCTCATATAACTGTTTACCCTGCCCATAGCCCACGCTGCCATAGGAACATTTCTTGAACCACTAGACAAATAAGCTCCCTGCCCTTTTCTATAAACAGCCGCAAGCTCTCCATAAAAAAACTTTGTGCCATCAGCTTTTTTCTTAAGACTGTTCTTAACGCTTTCGCTTAGTGGTTTTCTTCTTTTTGCCTGTGACATTTTGTTTGGTGCGTGATTTAGATACAGCTTTTATATCAATATACTCTCCTTTTCTATAAGCT